GATAAAAAATTAATTCCATCACAAGATTTACTATGGGCAATACCAGTTTTCCCTTCCAATGTTTCCAATAATACCTATGGAGTAAAGGAAGGAGATGCCGTATTTGGTTTTTATATAGACGGAAAAGATGCACAACAACCCTATATTTTTGGAAGATTTCCAGATAAACCAGCAAAAATGTATCCTGCTTCTAAAGGATTTTCTGATCCTGCTCTAGATATAGGAGGAAGACCAGTAGAAGTTGCTTCAAGAACAATGGTTGATAGTGAAGGTTTGAGATATACTGATTCTGGTCCAAAGAGATACCCAAATCCATTAAATGAACAAACAACTAGTAGACTTGCTAGAAATCAAAATATCGACAAAACTCCTCTTCCATTTATTAAAAGCAATATTAAAAAAGGAATAGAACTTCCAGCGGGATTGGTATGGGACGAGGTTTCACCGGATTATGAAGCAAAATATCCATATAATGATTCTAAACAATCTGAATCTGGACATTTTATAGATGTAGATGATACACAAAAGAAAGAACGAATTAATTTGATGCATAGAACGGGTACTATGCAAGAAATGAGACACACAGGAACTATTCATAGAAAAGATTTAAAACATGCTGTAAGATTAGTTCATGGTAGCGACCTGACAAACATTAGAGGAAATAGCTACCACACAACAGAAAGATGGACTAGAATTAAATCCAAAGGAAGAGCCTTAGTAGATATAGATGCAGATGCTAGATTGAACGTCGCTGGAACTTTAAATTTAAATGTTGGAGGAGATTTAGTAATAAAAGTTCAAGGTAAAATATATATGGGAGCCACTGGTGCTGGTGTTCCGATAGTTACTCCAAAAAATGCTTGTGCTGGCGAAACTGTATTGCCTAGTCCTACGGGAGATCCGATTGTTATAGATTCTTTTCGAACAGTTTTAAAAGGAGTGGAATGTGCTCCACATACCCATTTATATTTTCCCGGAGAATATGGACAAGCTCCAACTTCTGGTCCAATAGGTGTTGGATATACATCTCCAGATTTTGCTGTTTGTGGTGGATCTGGAATTGCTCCAATGGGAATGTCTTATACAAATAAACCAGAAGCATTTATTGATAATGAAATCAACGTGTCTTGTATTGCTGCTACAGAAGACGAAGCGAAAAAGAAGAGTTTTGAACAATGGTTACAAGAACTTCTTGATAGAATAACTGGTCCTGGTGCTGGTGGTGCTGGAGCTAAATGGTGTTTCCAATATCCAGATGGAACAGAAAAGTGCGTTGATACACATCATGCAACTTCTGATGCTGAAATTTTAATGTATGCTTGGTGTTCTGGTGCTACTGGGGCAACTGGCAAAGAAAATTCTACAGGAATTACAACACCATATACCCCACCAGAAGGATATGTTTGTCCTGGTCCTGGTGGTTAAAATAATTTATAAATAACAGATGGAATTACAAAATTACATTAAACCAGTAGAAAAAATTGTTTTCGCAGATTTAGATCTGGCGTTTAACATTCATCCTGTCAAAAAAGATCTGGTTTTAAGTACTAATACCAATGCGGTTAAACGAGCATTAAAAAACTTGGTTCTAACCAACCATTACGAAAGACCATTTCATCCAGAAATTGGTTCCAATGTAATAAAATTATTATTTGAACCAATGACTCCATTGGTAGAAAATTACTTGGAAACGGAAATATATAATACTATAGTAAATTTCGAACCGAGAGTTAAATTGCAAAGCATTGAAGTGAATGGAGATGATGAACGAAATGGATATGTTATTATCATCACATATTATGAAGTAAATTCTACAACTCCTATAACAATAGACTTTTTACTAGAAAGATCAAGATAAGGATAAAATATGCCAGGTGTAAATAATAATATACAACTTACAGGATTAGATTTTGACGAAATCAAATCTAATTTTAAGACATTTTTAAGAGAACAAAATGTCTTAAAAGATGCCAATTATGAAGGCAGTGCATTATCCATTTTATTAGATATTTTAGCATATAATACCCATTATAATGCCCACTATTTAAATATGGTGGGAAATGAAATGTTTCTTGATACTGCTACAAAAAGAAGTTCAGTCATTTCTCATGCAAAAACATTGGGATATCTTCCAAGATCCATTACTGCTCCAACGGCAACTATAGATATTCATTTCGAAGGCGTTACTTCCGAGCAAATAGTTTTACCAAAATATACAAAATTTATAACCGAAACCATCGATAATACGAATTTCCCTTATGTGACATTAGAAGAAGTTATCATCACAAAAGATAAATTCAATACTACCGCAAACGCCATAAATTTACAAATAAAACAAGGCGAACCTCTAACATATTCTTTTTTATATAATGTTATACAGAATCCAAAAGCTATTTTTAGAATACCAGAATCCAACGTAGATCTATCAACATTAAGAGTTATTGTACAAAAGTCAACAATTGATGTCAACAATACAATTTATAACTATCCAGATGATATTTTAGCATTGGATGGAGATTCTGAAGTATATTTCATACAAGAAACATTCGATGGTTATTATGAGTTATATTTTGGAGATGGTATAATAGGGAAAAAACTACAAGATGGCAATATAGTAGTAATTAATTATCTAGCAGTTTCTGAAAATATAATACAGAACGTGTCAGAATTTACACTGGTTTCTGATTCCATAGGAAATTATGGTGATATTATAATAACGACCACAATTCCCGGAAATGGCGGAATGGGTAAGGAAACACTAGAAACCATAAAATATATGGCTCCAAAAGCGTATGCCGCACAAGAAAGAGCAGTTACTGTTAATGACTATATTACTTTGATACAAAAGAATTCTGGACAATTTCCAATAGATTCTGTCAACGTTTGGTCGGGAGATCAAAATGATCCTCCTATGTATGGTAAAGTTTTTGTTGCTGTAAAACCAAGAGGTGGATATTCCCTAACTTTAGCACAAAAGAACAAATTAAGAAATAATATAATAAAACCAATGAGCATTTTAACAGCAGATCCTGTTGTCGTAGATGCAGATTATATCTATGTAAAGATATTAGCCGATGTTTTATATAATCCAGCAAAATCGATGGTTTCTAGCGAAGAGTTGAAGTCATATATTAAATATGTAATATCTCAACAAGCCAAAATTTCATTGAATACGTTTAATTCTACTCTAGTATTACCAGATATAATTAATGTTGTTAGAAATTCAAATCCATCAGTAATAACAAATGAATGTAAAATTACCTTGCAAAAAAGGATTTTACCGGATTTAAATAGAGCAGAAAACTATAATATTAATTTTGGAACAAAAATAAAAAGGGATATTTTAAGAAATTCCGTTTCTATATCCCCTTCTATACAAGTGATAGATACTAGTATAGGACCATTGACACTACGACCAGAAGTATTTTTTGAAGAAGTGCCATCTTCAGCATCGTCAATACAAAAAATTCAAATCATCAATGCTGGATTGAATTATACCTCAACTCCAACAGTTACAATATATGGAGATGGTTCTGGAGCAATGGCTCATGCTGTTGTAAAAAATGGAAAAGTTTCTGATATAATCATTGATAATCCTGGTTCTGGATATACACAAGCAACCGTAGATATTAGTGGTGTTGGTATATTAGCTTCAGCAAAAATAATTTTAGACTCTCAGTTTGGTTATTTAAGAACTTACTATTTTAATAATGGGTTAAAAGTTATATTAAATTCATCTGCTGGTACTGTGGATTATTCTACAGGATTAGTTACATTAACTAATTTTAAACCACAAGCAATAAATAATTCATTGCAACAATTAAGTATAAATGTTGCTCCTGATACTACAATAATAACTTCCAATATGGATAAAATATTGACGTTAGATGATACTGATCCGGATTCCATTACTGTCAATTTAACAGCAAGATGATACCAGAAAATTATAGAAACTTTTTAGCGATAGCTAAACAACTTCCCCAATTTATTAGGGATGAAGATTCGTATGAAACTTTTATATATTTCTTACAGTCATACTATGAATGGTTAGCGCAACCTTTAAATATCGAAGACAGATCCAAAAATATCTTAAACTATAAAGATATTGATAATACTCTTGATGAATTCGAACAGTTCTTTTTCAATGAATTTTTACAATATTTTCCAGAAGAAACTTTAATAGATAAAAGAAAATTAGTAAAATTTTCTAAAGAGATTTATAGAAGAAAATCCACACCAGCATCATTTAAGTTCTTATTCAGATCCATATATGGTTCGGATTGCGAAACCACAGAGACAGAACAATTCGTATTAAAAGCCTCTGATGGTAAATGGGCTTCTTCTAGAACGGTAAAATTAGATACATTAGACTCTCGATTTTTGAGGATCGATAATTATCTAATTTTTGGCGAAACATCAC